TCCGCGCGCAGACGATCGCGTATGACGACTTTTTGGCGTACAAGGGCGAGGCCGGTGCGAAAGAAGCGGGCAAGATGCGCGCTGAAGGCAAGGAATATGTTGTCAAGGATGGCGATGTGTTGAACTTCTTGTTCAACGTCTAAGCATGAGGTCAGAATCCGGCGGATTCCGATGGACAACTAAAGCCCCGATGCCCCTGTGGTGCCGGGGCTTTTTTTATCCACAGTTGTCCGGTTGGGGTCGTTGCCGTCCAGTTAATTGCCGGGTACGATACCGGGTAAGGAGCCAGAGCCCCGGGATCGAAAACCGGGTATGGCTCGACCTCGGAGGTGGCCATGCTGACCGATACCCAATGCCGCAACGCGAAGCCCAAGGACAAGCCTTACAAGCTGGTGCACGGGAAGGGGCTGTATTTGGAGGTGAAGCCGAATGGCGTTAAGGCCTGGCGCTATCGTTTCGAGCTGCGAGAGGGCGAGACCGCCAAGGAAAGCCTGTTCGCGATAGGCGAGTACGTCGTGGCCCCGCGCGGCGAAACGCCGGAGGAGGCCCAGGCACGACGGGCCGGCGGTAGCTTTACGCTGGCCGAGGCGCGGGATGAGCGTGCCAAGGCGCGGGCGCTGGTCAAGCAAGGCATCAACCCGGCCCACAGGCGGCAACTGGATCGCATCAAGCGGGAACAGGAGAGCGCGACGACGTTCGAGGCCGTAGCGAAAGAGTGGCTGGCCCTGAGGGACTGGATGAACACGACGAAGGCGCGCCGGCTGGATATGCTCGTGCGTGTCGTGTTCCCGAAGATCGGGGCCTTGCCGGTCAAGAGCATCACGCCTGCACATGTTCTCGACGTGTTGAACAACGCGGCCAAGAAGAATGGCCTGACCGTTGCGGCCGAAGCCAAGCGCACCATGTCCGGCGTGTTCGAGCTTGCGGTATCCACCCTGCGTGCGGATACCGATCCGGTGTACCCAGTGCGCAAGGCGCTTCCTATCAACAAGACCCAGCATAAGCGACCGCTTGATCAGGAAGAAATTGGCCAGCTTCTCCGCGATGTAGAGGGGCATGGAGGGCGCCACGAAACCATGACGGCATTCCGCCTTATGTGGCTGACCTTGTGCAGGCCTAGTGAGGCAGTCGAAGCAAAATGGGCAGAGTTCGACCTTGACGCGGCGATCTGGCGGATACCGGCTGAACGCATGAAAAAGCGGAAGGTGCATGTAGTGCCGTTGCCCCGGCAGGCCGTCGTCATGCTGCGCGCGCTCCATGGCATTACGGGCCACCGTGAACACCTGTTCCCTCACCGGGATGATAGGTCGAAACCGATGGTAACGGCATCGTTCCGGCAGATGCTGAATGTGCTGGGTTGGGGCGGCAAGTACAGCCCGCATGCGACCAGGATAACGGGCAGCACACGACTGAACGAGATGGGCTTTGCGTCTGACTGGATCGAGAGGCAGTTGGCGCATACGGAGCCGAACGCGGTACGACGCACGTACAACCATGCTGAACATCTAGCAGACCGTATCAAGATGATGCAGGAATGGGCGGACATGCTTGATGCATGGACGTCCAGTGGGACTGTAACGTCATAAGACATCGGTGATCCAAAGACCTGCTTCTCCTAGCCTTCGGGTGAGCCAAAAATTCTTCAAGGGCCAGAGTGGCGTTTACTGCACGAAAACGAACTAGGAAGCGAAATGCGAAAACTCTTCAACTTGAAGGAATGGCTGACCTTGGCGGACACAGCAAGCCACCTTTCAATCGTATTGGGTGAGCAAGTGACCGAGGCCGATATATTACGGCTCGGGCTTGATGGGCATTTGCGCCTTTCTGTCCATTTTGTGAACTACGCACATGCGAGGTGCGGGAACGTGGTTGGGCCCGAGGAGCTGGTATTCGAGGAACTCCCTGCTGAACTAGTCGCTGCCATACCCAATCTCCCTCCTGATGCAAGTGGGATGCCCATTTACAGGACGATGAGCTTGGAAATTGATGAGGCACGTTATATCAACTTGGGTGACAAAATAACGACGATACAAGGTGTTTGGGACTTGCCCATGTTTGGCTGTGAGCGTCTTGAAATCGAGAACGCATACCAACGGCTCACCGGTGGTCCCTTGGTAACTCTTTATAATATGGAAGTCGTGTTTGTACAGGCGAGCGACGGCCAAGTATGTCAGCTTCAGCAACGCTTCAACGATGACGATTTTTCATGCATATCGAATGATTTACTGGCGAGATTGGAAAAGCATATTGTAGAGAAGCAAGTCAGCGAAGAAGATGCTGTGCTGTTTCGCACGCGCCTCAAGGAAAGAAACGAGAAAGCCTTGAAAAAGAGGAGGGAGCGATCCGAGCATGAAAATTACTTTCCGACAATCAATTTCCCGCACGGTAGCGTCATTGTTGTTCGCACTCAAGCACTTCGTGACTTCGAGCAGTCGCTGAATGAAGTGCCAGTCGAACAAGAAAAGCCGTTGACGGCCACCGAGCGTAATTCAATGCTAATCGTCATCGCGGCGCTTTGTGAGTATTCCGCAATCGACTTCAAAGCGCGTGGAGCGGCGAGCCAGATTGCTAAATTTACCGAAGAAATCGGTGCAGCGGTGTCCGATGACACAGTTCGGCGGTTGCTCAACAAGGTACCCGACGCGCTCGAATCGCGCATGAAATAGCGGCATTCGGCATGCGGTGAGACAACACCATCTGGCGGTTGTTCAGCAGTGCACCAACACGCTCCAATCCCGCATGCGGTTTTCCCCGTCGCATAAAAAGCGAGGATGTATCCGTCGGCCAGTCATGGTCATTAACGGAGCACCCTGTATGAACAACCTTCCCGAAACCGGCTTCCTGCGTTTGCAGCAGATCATCGGCAATCCCGATGCAGAACCGCCGATCACGCCAATCATTCCCGTCAAAAAGTCCTGCTGGTGGGCGGGCGTCCGCACGGGACGATTTCCAAAATCGGTGAAGCTCGGTGGCTGCACGATGTGGCGCGTCGAAGATATCCGCGCCCTGATCAAGTCTGTCTAGAGGAGGGTATATGTTCGAACATCAGTTCAAGGCACAAAAGCCCAACTTCGCAAGGTACGAGGCGAAAAAGGCAGCTTGGGTGAAGGCCAACCCGGATGCTACTCCTGCGGAATACGAGGCCGCGATGCGCGCGATCGCACGCGAGTGTGGGGACTAGTTCATGGCCCGCATTCGCACAATCAAGCCCGAGTTCTGGACCTCGGGACAAGTCGTCGATTGCTCGCTGATAGCGCGCCTCATGTTCATCGGGATCTGGAATTTCTGCGACGACCATGGGGTGCATCCCGCTTCAATCAAGCGCTTGAAAATGGAAGTGTTTCCGTCCGACTCGATCACCGATAATGAACTCAGCGCCATGGTCGATGAACTGGTGGCAGTGGAGCTGCTATACGCCTATCAGGTCGACGGGAAGGGCTACTGGCAGGTAACCGGTTGGACGACGCACCAGAGGATCGACAAGCCTACATATCGCCACCCACTCCCGGTAGCGCCGGGAAAAGTGGTCAATTCGACGACTGCTCGCCGAATAGTCGCCGAGCAGGCGTCGAGTACTCGACGAGCAGGCGGCGACCAGTCGTCGAGTACTCGGGGACGGAATAGAAAGGAGTCTAAAGGAAGTAATACATTGTCCGGTTCACCGGACGTCATCGCCATTCTCGACTACCTGAACGAAAAGACCGGCAAGCGCTATCGTGCGGTCGACGCGAATGTTGCGTTGATTGCGGCCCGCCTGCGTGAGTCAACGATCAATGAGTGCCGTGCAGTCATCGACGCCAAAGTCGAGGCATGGCAGCACGACGAAAAAATGTGCCAGTACCTGCGACCGGCTACGTTGTTCAATGCGACAAAGTTCGCGAACTACGTGGGCGAGCTCGGCACCGCCAGCAAGGGCAATGGGAGGGACTGGGAATGACGCTACCACTCCCACAAGGTGCGACGCCGATCCTGCAGGCCCGCATGAAAGGCGTGGCTCCAGCTGACATGCTCATCGTTTCAATGGTGGGCTCCGTGTGGACGGCTCAACCACTCATACATTCCAAGCCAGACGAAGCTTACGACTGGCGAGTGCTGCATGGGCTCGACGTATGCGTGTACGTGCCCGATGAGGACGACTGGGCTCTGACCGTGAAGGCGATAGCCCTGGTACGACCCGCGCACCTGAACGTGTGGAACCCGAAGGGTAAGTGGGGTGCGCATGTTTATCTCGTGCCGACCGCAGAGGATGTGGTGAAGCCAGTACCGCTGTGGACCCAAGAGCTGATTTTCACTCCATGGATGGACTTTCAAAACAATGATTTCTTGGTGGGCCGCACCTACGCGCGTGGCCCCGGAGGTGTGCCGTATGCAGTTGATCCCTGACGAAATTGATTTCGCTGCCTATATGGCGGAGACGGAAGTGCATGCCGTACGCCCGGCATCCGACTGGCTGCAGGAGACGATTGACGCCTTTCATGCTCCTCCCGACACCACAGCTGTGCCGACTATGCTCTGGCAAAAAACGCGCTCGAAAGTCGCGTTTCGCCGCGGCGAAGTGTCGGTGTGGGCAGGCATCAATGGTCACGGCAAGAGCATGTTCCTGTCGCAGGTAGAACTAGACCTCTGCTATCAGGGCGAGCGCGTTATGGTCGCGTCGTTCGAAATGAAGCCGGTCAAACAGATGCAGCGCATGAGTCGTCAGGCGTATGCCGGGCGCGATCCGACTCGCCAGTTCTTGTGTGATTTTCACCGGTGGACCGACGGACGCCTGTGGATGTATGACCACGTGGGCGCCGTGGAATGGCGGAAGCTGATCGCTGTGATGCGTTACGCGTTGCGCACGTTCGGCATCCGGCAATTCGTGATCGACAGCCTGATGAAGTGCGTCCGCGGTGAGGATGATTACAACGCACAAAAGGATTTCGTGAACGAACTATGCTCGTTCGCCCAAACGCACCAAGTGCATATCCATCTGGTACATCACGTGCGTAAGGGCGAGAGCGAAATGAGCACGCCCGGAAAGTTCGACATCAAGGGTGCCGGCGCGATTACGGATATGGTGGACAACGTGTTCATCGTTTGGCGCAACAAGAGAGCCGAGCGGGATGGCAAAGGCGAGCCGACCTGTATCGTCGCCTGCGAAAAGCAACGCAACGGTGAATATGAAGGCAAGTTCGGCTTCTGGTTCGACCTCGAGTCGCAGCAATACCTCGAAGCCGCAGGCGAGGTGGCGAACCGCTATGGCCTTGGCAACGCACAACGACGCGTAGAATCCTGAACCGTGATGTGGCCGGTTGTGTAGCCGGCTGAAGCTAAGGCAAATTATTACAAGCAATTGAGCGGTCAAGCCCTCCTGGT